TAAAGAGCGCTTTAGATTGGATTAGCGCGTGACGAACCTGTCACTGTTGCCCAAGAACCGCAGCGGAATGCTGTAGGTTTGCGTTCCGTCCTGGTCTGCGTAGGTTGGGCGACCAAGTTGAACCTTAGTGCTAGAGAACTCCACTTGATTGCCAACAGGGCCATTGGTAAAGACCAGTGCATGAGGCAGCGCCGCCTTTGCTGCTGCAAATAGATCAAAGGTGGCGAGGTCTGGTGCCTCAATCACCAGAGTACCTGTTGGTGCAAAGTCGGTAATGATGACCTCTTCATGCCCAACGTACTCTTGGTAAACCACGCTGTTTGCTTGGTCATACTCAAGCGAAATCATTTTGACTGGCGCAGCGTCAATGGTGAACGCTGAGTTTTCCACGCCAATCTTGAGTGGCGTCTTCCATGGTGTGAAATCAGCAGCAGGCAATGCCGAAGCAGCCACCACACTGAATAGGCCAGAAAAGCTAAACGTGATACCGCCGAAGCTCTTCGCGTTCGCCGCCATGGATAAAGAGCCACGAGCACCGGTGACTTTGTGCAGCACTCCGCTTTGGTAGAAATAAAGCGTGAGCGAAGATTCAACCGTGTCGTCAATGGCGTAGGTGGAGCTATCTACCCCCGTAGTCACTGAACGAAGGCAAGCCTTCATGAGATCACCCCAAGGTGCTGGCGTTGCTGCCGCGCCACCTGATGCGAGGTCTACCGTGAATTCCACAGTGACATATAACTCAGTGACAATTTCACCAGAGTTGCCAAGCAAACCGTCATCGTAATCGAGCGGAGTAGACTCACCCGCCATTGGCGTAATTGAGAACTCGCGACCGAGAAGATACTTAGGTGTGCCACCGTCGATCGCATCCTGCCCGTAAGTTGTTTCTGTGGCATAAGCGATCACTTTTTTTCGAGCTTTACGAGCCATAGCGATTCTGATCCTCTGTGTATTCAGTGTTGAAATTATCCAACCAAGTTACTTGGCCTTTTTGCACGTTCATCAAGCGGCCATCACCAAGCCAAAAAGGCTCATAATCCGCATTGGGCGACCAACCAAACAAGCGCTCGCGCAATGCTTGACGAACAGGTTTGAAATCGAATTTGTTATCGTTCACCACCTTGGCGACAATCAGAACGCCAATGGTTTCGGTGACGGTTTGAAGATAAGGGCCAGAGCCGCGAACATCTGGCGATGAGCGCTCACCCTGCGAGAACACAAACAACGTTATGCCACGCGTTCCGCTGCGGCTGATGTCTAGCGTTGACAGGTCTGCGATGGCTTTTACATCCACCCAAGGCGGCGTTTTCACGCTCTTGTCTGAAAGCCTTGTGACCAGGTCAGCGATATCAATCATAAAAAGCCCTTCGACTTGTCTCGCGCAAACACGCTGCCAGCGCTATAGAACTCCGCAAGGTTGGTCGCACTGGCGTTTGCGTCTTCAACTGGCATGTCTAGGCGAATTTTTCCGCCCGCAACCAGCTTCAAATAATCCATGCCTTCTTTGTAACGACGCGCCGCTTGATGCGCGTCATCGAGCACATCGTCATACAGGAAGTAACGAGCAATATCAGCACAGAGACGATTCAAATTCTCTGGCGGGCTAGAGAGCGGAAGGCGAACAATACCCGAAAGGTAGCCATTAATGGTGCTGGTTGCGTCAGCAATGGCTTGGTCAAGAACAGGCATCACAATGTCACCTGTTGAGCCGTCCTTGTCCGTTAGTTCTACCAGCTCGTTTCGCTCAAAGCGCTTGATCATATCGTCCGCTGTGCAGTACATCATTACTCTCCGCTTGCCGCGTCAGCCGCTTCTTGCATCGCGGTCCAAACTTCATCGCGCTCTGCACCAGTCACGTTACGACCAACAATGGCAGACAGCGCTTTTAGCTCTGGCTTGCCGCTTTTGGTGAAGTGCGCATCGTTGCTTAGGTCTAGCTGCTTGATGGCATCCATCAAGCCAACGCCACCCGAAACCCCGTCCACGGACCCCGATGCATCGCCACCATCAACATCTTCTTGATGTAGCTCATATCGAAGATGCGGATCGGCTTGAATTTGCGCCAACTGAGCTTCGGTAAACTGGCTGGCTGGCAGCAGGTTTTCGCCATTCTTGAAAGCCATCCCCGCACGGCGGTAACCGTCATGCGCAGCACTGATAACAAGAATGTTTTTAACTTCTTCAGACATTGCATTGTCTCTCCAAAACTTAACCAGATAGGCGCATGTGTTGGCTGGCGCCTATCTATGCTGATCTAAACGGCTGCTATTCCAACCAAGGCACCACAAGTAATTCAACCGCTTTGTAGTTCGGGTTGTCGCCACCATCCGCTTTGCGTTCGGTCTCGATCAGGGCGCGAGCCGCTGCACGGTTTGACGGGCCAACCACCAATAGAGATGGCTTGATGCCAAGCGGGCGACCTTTGTCGGATTTAAACTCCATCATCTTCTGCACCGCAGAGTCGAAGTTGGTTTCATTCAGAGTCTCTTTAGAGGCAAAGGCTTGTTGCCAGAAACCAAAACCCCAATTACCACGAGCATCAACGCCATACAGGAATTCATCCAGCATATAAACGTGATCAGAGTTTGACGCGTCGGTCTTGTTGGTTAGGTTGTAATCTTTGCGCTTTTGATAGATAAGCGGCTTAAGCGGACGGCTTGTATCGAGCAAGAACCAAGGCTTACCCGAGCCCGCCTGCATGTTAGAAATCGAGGCTGTTTGACCTTCTTCGCCCACTGGGTGGTCCGTATCGAAGAAGAATTGTCCGTCATAACACTTGGTGGTAAAGCCAGCTGCCAGCAAAGCAAAGGTCATTTCGTCTGGGTGAGATTCCGCTGCATATCCCATGTCTTGGAATTTAGGCATCATCACGCCATAGGTATCATCTTCAACGTATTCGCGAGGAATGCCTTCCGTCGCTTCAAACTTTTTGTTGGTGAGCGAGTAACCGTGCAACTTCATACGGTTAATCTGGCGCTCGCCAATCCATTCACGCAAGCGAGAGAATTCACCAAGCCATGAATAGTTCTCCGTGCCCGTGGTTGAAGGAACCAGCGTGGCCACCTTGCTCCACATTGGCGTATACATGCCACGGCCTTGCTGAAAGTTTGCCTTCACAGCCGTGTACAAAATCGATAGGTTTGCACCTGATGTAATCATTTGATAGCTCCTACGCTACGTAATCTGAAACTGCCAAGGCTTACGCCACGGCAGGACTAATCCACACAAGATCACCTTCAAGCTGGGTGATGATGCCTGCGACTGGGCGAGAGTCTGTGCTGCTGTCGATGGAGACAGACGTCGCACTCGCAAAGTAAGCCGTACTGCCTACGCTTGCGTTCACCACATCACCAGAGTTGACGAGAGCAAACTCTTGATGCTCAACTTCAACCCACAATTCACCATCGGCACCCACATTGTCCTTTTCAAAGGTTGCGATACCTGCAAACTTTGCCGTGCCATCGGCAGAGGCGAAAGGAACCGCCAAACCAGCCAGCAAGAACACCGGATTCACAGCACCAATCTTGACCGAGGCTTTCATAGGGTAGGCGCGCTTAATGCCAGCGCGACGTGCATAAACTGAGCTCATGACGGCTTATCCTTCTTTTGCTGCCAAGTACTGCTCTTGGGTTAAACCCGTTGCGCTCAGTACGGCAAGTTCTTCTTGAGACAGATCACCATCTTTCTTTTGATGATCCGCTGGCGGCGTTTGTGTTTTGGTTTGCTTTGCAGTTAGCGCAGCAATCGCAGGGCGCTTTTCAAGCATCGCAGAAAGTGCCGCGACGCCTTGCTGCTGACCGAACTGGGTTAGGTATTCGATTTCCGATTCAATCACCTTGCCTTCGGCTTTTGCATCAGCCATCACTTTTTCAAGCGACATTTCCGAAGAGGCGGCAGAAAGCACAGCAACTTGACTAACCATCGCGTTGTAAGCTTCAACTGGAACGAACTTGGTTAAATCAACGCCATCACGCGCAGAAAGCTCCGCCACTTGCGTTTGTAGCGACTCGGCAGTGTCGGCCTTTGTCTTTAACGCATCGATCGCAGAGAGCGCAGCGGTTTGCTGCTCCTGCGTAAGCTCGCCGTCTTCTGGCACATCAATGCCGACTTTGGCGAGCAACTTTTTCAGCAACTCATTCACGAGATAGTCCTCCGTTTGTCCATACAGATTGATGGAACCTTTTGGGTGATAAAAACTGAGATTAAAATCCGCCGCCAGCTCAGCAATCGGCTCAAGGCCAATTAAGC